TGTGATGGTGGCGGTGGCGCCGTTGCGGTTCTTCGCCACGATCAGGTCCGCCTCGCCCGCGCGCGGGGACTCGCGCTCGTACGCGTCCTCTCGGTGCAGGAGGATCACCACGTCGGCGTCCTGCTCCAGGGAGCCGGACTCGCGCAGGTCGGACATCAGTGGGCGCTTGTCGGCGCGCTGCTCCGGACCCCGGTTGAGCTGCGCGATCCCGACGACCGGGATGGCCAACTCCTTGCCGAGCAGCTTGAGTCCGCGGGAGATCTCGGAGACCTCGGTCTGCCGGTTCTCCACCCGCCGCCCCGATCCGGAGCTCATCAGCTGCAGGTAGTCCACGACGATCAGGCGCAGGTCGTAGCGCTGCTTGAGTCGCCGCGCCTTGGTGCGGATGCCCATCATCGTCAGGCCGGGGCTGTCGTCCACGTGCATCGGCGCGTTGGAGATCTGGTCGGCGTGCTTGGCGACGCGACGCCAGTCGTCCTCGGTCATGCGCCCGTGCCGCAGGTGGTGCAGCGCGACGGAGGCTTCGGCGGACAGGCAGCGTTTGGTGATCTCGTCGCGGCCCATCTCCAGGGAGAAGATCGCGGAGTGCAGGCCGAGGTCGATGGACACGTGACGGCACAGGTCCAGGCCCCAGGTGCTCTTACCGATCGCCGGGCGGGCTGCGACGATGACGAACTGCCCGGGGTGCAGCCCGTCGGTCAGTTCGTCCAGGTCCATGAACCCGGTGCGCAGACCGACGCTGGGCTTCTCGATGCCGTCCAGGACGCGGGCGACCGACTCTGCGGGGGTGGATTCGGCTTCCTGGCCCGGCCGGCTCAGTGCGTGGGTTTCGGCCTGCGCGGCGTCGATGATCTCGGCCAGGTCCGCGCTGTCGTCGGTTTCCCAGCCCATCTGGGCGATGCGGGTTCCGGCTTCGATCAGGCGGCGGCGTACGGCGTGGTCGTGGACGATCTCGGCGTGGTACCCGGCGTTCGCGGCCGTGGCGACCGAGGACATCAGGATGTGCAGGTACGGGGCTCCCCCGCACCGGGCGAGTTCGCCGCGTTTGGCGAGCAGCGCGGACACGGTGACCGCGTCCGCGCCCTGCCCATCCGCGTACAGGCGCAGGATCGCCGCGTAGATCAGTTCGTGGGCGGGCTTGAAGAAGTCCGCGGCGACCAGGATCTCGGAGACCTCGGCGATGGCGGTCTTCGACAGGAGCATCCCGCCGAGCGTGGCCATCTCGGCGTTCTCGTCGCGGGGTGGTGTGCGCTCGCTCATGCCCACAGCCCTGCCGCGATCAGTCCGTCGAGGATCTGGTGGCTGGTGTCGTCCAGGGCGTCGAGGGCGGCGGCCCAGGGGGCGTCTTCGGGGTTCTTCTCGCCGCCGTCGAACGAGCACGCGGTGCGCACGGCGTCCACGAGCCGGTCTAGGGCGCGGTGGTAGGTGTCGAGGTAGCCGCGCAGTTGCTCGCGTTCGTCCAGCAGGGTGCGCAGGTTCCCGACCGGTGCGAGGGCGATCGGCATGTGCACGGATTCGGCCTGCTTGAGCATGAGGGCCAGCCAGTCGGCTGCGGCCTGCGGGTCGTCGGTGTCGGTCACGGGGTGCTCGCTTTCTTCGACAGGGGGTGGCAGTCCGGGCAGCGTCCGTACGGTTTGCGGGTCTCGGGGTCTTCCAGCAGCCGGGTGCGCTGATCGCACGCCCCGCACCAGGTCCGCGCTGGCGGCAGCCCGCGGCGGTCCTTGATCAGCGCGATGATGTGGCTGGGCATCAGCCACTCGGAGCGTTCGGCGTAGTGCGCGACGACTGCGGCTTGTGCTTCTTCGAACGAGACGTCGGCGAGGATCACGGCCCACGCGGCGGCGTCGGCTTTCCCGACCGTGCGCCGGTCGAACGAGGCGGCGACGGCGAGCAGGGTGGCCGCGTCGGAGCGGTTCATGCGGTCAGCTCCCTGCGCGCGGTGAAGTCGATGGGGATGACTGCTCCGAGTGCGGCTTGTTCTTCGGCGCGTAGTTCGGCGGCGAGCGCGAGGGCGTCGGCGACACGCTGGTCCGTGGTGGACGCACGCTGGCCGGGCAGCAGCCCCCGTGCGGCTGCGGCTTGGGCTTCGTTGACGAATGAGGCGATCGCGGAGGGCGCGCAGCCTTTGCGGGCCCAGGCCATGAATCCGGCGCGGACGATCTCGTACGGGATGTGGTCTTCGTCGAGGAGGATCCGCAGTTCTTTGCCCGCGTGGCCGATGGTGCGGCCTGGTGGGCGGTTGCCGGGGCGTGAGTCGACCCATTCGGCGACGAGGGTTCCGGCGCTGTGTTCGGGTTGGGCGGGCGCCGTAGGCGCGAGGGCCACAGTGGCGGGTGGGTCGAACAGCGCGACCGGCGCCCCCCGTAGTTCTCCCTTTCCTAGTTCCACTTCCACTTCCACTTCCACTTCCGGTGCGCGCGCGCGCGCACGCGCGTGAGGCTGGGAAATTCCGGAGTCCTCCGGAGAATTTCCGGAGGTTCCGGATGTGTCAGCAGATGTGTCGGATTCGCCGAGGTCAGCGGCCTGGGTGGCGTCCCGGTTGCCTACGTCCCGCTTCGGGGCGTCTCCGGCTGCCTGAATTTCTGGCGAACCTCCGGAGGACTCATGAGCGTTTCCGGAGTCCTCCGGAGGATTTCCGGAGCCCGGCCGAGGACCCTCCGGAGGACCCTCATGCCGCGGACAGCACGGCATCCGGCTCGGCGTCGGGTGAGAGATCTTCTGGTGCGCGCCGAACGTCGGCAGATGTAGATACCGCTTCCCGTCCGCCCCCGCGTACCGACAGATCAGATCCTGCTTCTCCAACTGCCGCAGGTCCTCCTCGACGTCCGCCGCGCTGTGCGAGGGACGCAGCGGCCAGATCGCGCCGTGCAGGATCGCGGCGTTGTCCCGGATCCGGCCGCTGTCGTCGACCTGAGTGAGAAGCCCGAAGAACGTGCGCTCCGCCGTGAGGCTCACCTCGGCGAGGCTTTCCGAGACGAACGCCTCGGGCTTGATGGTGCGGATACGTGCCATGCGGTTTCGCTTCGCTTTCCCCGAGAGGGTGGATTGGTGGGCTGCGTTCCGGCTCTGCGGCCGGTCGGGTATCTCGGCCTGCCATCAGGCGGCCCCAGCGGGGGAGCGGGCGGCTTGGGGGAGCGCGCCGGGCAAAGTGGCGTCGCGGACCATCGCGGCCAGAGCGGCGAGCAGGTCGATAGCGCCCGGCAGATCCACGCGGTTGGTGCCGGTGGAGGCCAGGTAGCAGTCCGGGTCCGTCAGCGACAGCACGGGTCCGCTGCCGTCGTGGAAGTCGGTGAGTGAGAGCGACCAGCCGGACGACAACTCAAGGTCCGTGGACTGGCAGATGTGCGTGCCGTCGCCGTCAATCTCGTGCTCGGAACACCACGCGACCGTGAACGGGCAGGGCGTGGTCACCGTGCGCCGGCCTGCATCTCGCGGACTCCGGCGGCGATCGCCGGGTACATCTGCACGCCGAGCCTCACCCCGACGATGCAGGCGCGGTTCGGGTCGCGGAACGCACGCCAGGCGGCGACGAAACGGTCGCGGATTCGTGGGCGGGGGTCGGTAAGGTTCTGAGTCACGGTTCTGACCTCTCCCTGTGAGGTCGGAGCCCAGGCCCTGGCCGGTGATCTCACCCACCGGCTGGGGCTGCTCCGTTTCGTGTGGCGGTCGCCAGTAGATCGGCGATTGCGCACACCCGTGATGCCACCTATAGTAGGCATCATGAGAGAGGCAAGCAACCCTCGGCTGAATGCGAGAGTGATCCGTCCTGCGGACATGGATGTGGCACTCTGCATGTGGCAACATGCAGTCATGGCACCCAAGGCGACGGACCAGCAGCTCGAAGGCATCCGCCGTGCCGTTGCGCGCCTCAAGGCGGCGGAGGAAGAGCTCGAAGCGGCCCGTGCCGACTTGGCTAGAGAGATCGGCGACGCGCTGAAAGACGGCGTCCGACCCGTCGACGTAGAGGACGAGGTCCCCTACAAGCGCGAGCACATCCGCCGCATCGCCCGCGAGCAGGGCGTGCCACCGTCGCGGAGAACGCGCGAAGTCGCCACCGTCACAAACAGCTGACCGTCGCCTGTACGGCCTGGGATCGTTGGCTCCCCTGCCGATCGCTGGATTCGAGCGAATGGAATCTGCGCAGTGTCTAGAAGCATAAAAACACTGATGTGCGCTCGCTGTGGAGACGCATTCAACCCGAATTTCGCAAGCGGGAGCCGACTGCCTCAGCGGTTCTGCTCCAGGGACTGCTACCTCAAGGACCGGTGGGGAGACCCAATATCCCTTACATGTTCGTGGTGTGGCGAACCCATCGCTACACATAGACGGACTCAGAAGTACTGTTCCTTTGACTGCCGGGTAAAAGCCCAAAAGGGTAGCCCACGCTCCCC